TCAGGTCGGCCCCGCTCAGGTGGGCCCCGGTCAGGTTGGCCCCGGTCAGGTCGGCCCCGCGCAGGTTGGCCCCGGTCAGGTCGGCCCCGGTCAGGTCGGCCCCGGTCAGGGTGTCAGCCTCGACCGTGCGCAAGACCGCGCCGGTGTCTTTGTGTTTGATCTCGATCACGATGCGTCCTCCAGGCTCTCGGCCAGCTTGTTGATGGGCTCTAGCAGGGCCTCAAGGCTGGTGTTGTAGTCACAGATCACGTCCCAGCCGTCGTTCCCGTAGACGAGGAGGACCCATGCGGTGTGGCCGTCCTTGCGGAGGTAGAGCCGGTCCTCGTCGGTCTCCATGATGTTGTCGATCACCACGGCCCGGTCGGTCGTCCACGGGTGCTGCTCCTCGCCGTCATCGACGCTTAGCTCGTAGCCCTCGGCCAGCGCGTGGTCGATCAGGGCGGTGACGATCCTGCGCTCGATCACGATGCGGCGGCGGGTGTCGGCGTCCTTAATGTCGTTCAGGTCTTTCGGGTACATGGCTCAGGCTTCGATGAAGTTGGTGACGGTGGCGCGGGCGCGCTCGACCTGATCGACGGCGAAGTGCTGGGGCATGGCGACGACGACGCAGGCGGCGGCGCAGTCCTCCTCGAACCATGCGTCGCCGTAGCCGTGGGACCAGCGCGCGGCGTAGGCGCGGTGGGCGGCGGGGATGGCGTCCAGCGCCACGTCGTCGAGGTACAGGCCCCCGTGCGAGGGCGTCGAGACAGCGAAGACGCCGGGCGCGATGCACTCGACGTGGTCGGCAGCGCCCCAGGGGGTGTCTTGGAAGAAGCGGGAGGTGGTCATGGTCAGGTCTCCTTGTTTACACGCCTTGACCCCGGCCACCGCGTTCTGCGGCTCCGGGGCGCGGGGGCGTCTAGCCCGTTGGGGCGACTTGCGAACAATGTTCGCAGCCGCTGGGACGGAGAGGCTTAGCTCTCCTGCGCTTCGGCCTGCGCTGCGGCCTCCTTGGCCTCGTCAGCGTCGTCCTTGGCCTTGACAGCGGCCTTGTACTGGTCGGGGGTCAGCACCCGCCGCGTCACCTGCTCCAGCGACAGCGTCTCGGGCCGGTCGAGGATGTGCAGGACGGTCTCGCCGTCCAGCCAGTCGGTGTCCACGGGGACGGCAGCGGCGAGGGTGTCCATCACCTTGGCGGCGTCCGCCGCCGTCATGACGAACGAGCGGTAGCCGATGCACAGTTTAAACAGGGGGGATTGCGTCGTCATTGTCAGGTCTCCTTCAGGTCAAGGGGCGGGGCGCTGTCGCCCGGCCCGGATCACTATCTAGCACCGCACCGGTTGGGGTGCAATAGGGCTTAGTCCCAGCGCCCTGACGGGCGGTGTCACTGGGGCAGCCCCGCGCGCACCACGGCCAATACGGCTTTGCGGAGCGCGCTCTCGATCTCCGACTGATCCGGCGGGTTGTCGCCCGCGTAGCGCGGGCCGTCACGGTCGTAATGAACGCGCGCATCGATATGATCGTTAAGCGCGGCCATGAAGTCGCTGATTGCGTCCAGCATGGCTACCTCGGTCTGATCGGTCATTGGTCATTGTCCTTCTGTTGGCGTGGGCGGCAGGCGGCGCAGTGTCGCCAGCCATAGGTGGTGCGCTCGGCGGTCGAGCCCTTGGGCAACCACGCGCCGCAGGCGCAGCGCACGGTCGCGGGTACAGGGACGAAGCTGTTCATCGATACGCTCTCATGTTTAAACAATATGGGGCGGGGATGCGGGCCGGAGCAGCGCCCCGGCCCCCTGTCGGACTACCCGACGTAGACGAGGTCCTCTTGGGCGCGGGTGACCGCCACGTAGGCCAGATTGGCCTCCTGCTCCAACTGCCAGGGCTGCCGGGCGGCGCGGGAGGGGCAGCGGCTGTGGTGCTCCAGCAGCAGCACACGGGGCCACTCGCGGCCCTTGGACTTGTGGTAGGTCGCCAGGACCACCGCGCCCTGCACGTCGTCGCCGAACAGGGCCGCGATGGCCCCGACCACGTCCGTCACCAGCTGCTCACCGCGCCCCTGGCACGCCTTGATGATCTCGCGCAGGGTGTCGAGGCGATCGCGCAGTTTCTCGGCCTGCTCGTCCTCATCCGGCTTGCCCTCCAGCTTGCCAAGCTCGCGCACCTCGTGCGCCTCCAGGCGCGCCAGTAGCTCGGCGCACGTCCTCACCTTCCACCGGCGCGCCAGGGCCGCCAGACCCTCGCCGATGTCCCGGCCCTCGACCCGCGCAGGCGTACCCTGGCGGATCAGGCTGTAGGCCGTGGACACGAGCGGGGCCGTGTTCCGGCACAGGATGGCGTCACGCCCCGGCGTCAGCGCCTGCGGCAGCGACAGGACCGACGTGACACTGCCATCGGGCGCACTGTCGGCTGCCGTGATGTCGGGCACGTAGGCCTGCGCCTCGCGCACCACCGCCTTAGGGCAGCGCCACGTCACCGACAGCGGCAGCACGGTCGCGCGATACTCTCGGATCAGGTTCGAGAGCGACTGGGCGTCAGCGCCCGCGAACCCGTAGATCGCCTGGGCGGGGTCGCCGACGATGACCAGCCGACCGTAGCGGGGCTTCACGAACTTGCTGATCAGCGCCTGACGCGCGGGCGACAGGTCCTGGGCCTCGTCGACGAACACCACGTCAGCGGGCCACCTGGGCGTCAGGCGGCGCAGCAGCGGGATCAGGATCATGTCGTCGAAGTCGAACGTCGTGAGGTCGTCGCACGACCGCGTGTAGATGTCCTGGGCGGCTCCGACGATGCGCTCGGCGTCCGCCTCGTCCAGTTCGATCCCGTGGTGGCTGGCGAGCCCGTACCAGATGCCCGCGTCCTCAACGCGCCCGAACACGCCGACCGCCGCCTGCTTCGCCATGCCGACCAGCTTGCTGATCTGCTGCGAGTAAGCCCCGTACAGGCTGCTCGACCCCGCCGCCGCCTGGATCAGGTCGCGGACCTTGTGCGCGTTCAGGTCGCGCCGGGTGTCGAACCCGTAGGCGTCCTTGAGCAGCGTGGTCCCCAGGCCGTGCGCCGTCTTCGCCTGGACGTGGGGGAAGCCGTGACCGGCGTCCCGCAGCTTCCCGTCGATCTCTTTCACGATGGCGGTGTTGAACGCGCAGACCAGGATGCGGGTGCGCTCGTTCGCGGCGCGCAGGGCGTTGACGCCCAGCATGATGGTGGAGGTCTTGCCGCAGCCCGCGCGGGCCTCCAGGGCAAGGTGAGCGTCGGTGCCGGTCAGAGCGTCAAGGAACGCCTGCTGCTGGGCCGTGGGAGCGAAAGCCATTGTCTCTAGTCCTGTCTCTGTCAGAGGCGCGTCGGCCACAGCGGCCCTGCGCGTTTACACGCCTTAAGCCCGGCCACCGTCTCCGGCTCCGGGCTGTGGGCGGGTTGTCCGCGATGTCAGGGGGCTGGGTTACGTCGGGGAGGCGAAGGCGGACGCCAGGACCAGCACGGTCAGAAAGAAGGCCGAGACGGCGGCCAGTTCGAGGAGGGCGCGCAGAACGCGCAGGGCGAAAGTGGGGGTGGGGGTGGAAGGGGTCATAGGTGGTCTCCTGTTGGCGGGTGTTGCGCCGTCGGGGTGCATAGCATTGCGTTTGGTTGGGTGCAATGGCGTACGGGAGAGCGTACGCCGTACGCCTTACTGCCAATATAGGGGTAAAATGGCTGTATGGCGTATGGCGGTACAGTCCCCGGAACGTACGCCGTACGCCGTACGCCGGGGGACCCCTACGTAGTAGGGTCCCGGCGGAGGGCGTACGGCGTACGGGAGTACGGCATTGGATTTTGGCGTATGGCCGTAATGGTGTAGGGCGTAGGGGTGTATGCCTTTGTGGCGTACGGAACCGGAGCAGGTGCGAGAATGAATGTGATCGATCTGAAATTGCCGGGCGTGTCGTTTTACGCTCGGACAGGGAAGTGGTGCGCTCGTATCAGCGAGGGCGGCGCTCGTAAGCATCTCGGGTACTTCGAGACACAGGAAGCCGCGTCGGCGGCGTATGAGGAGGCCCGTGGCGCTAGGCCGCCCACTCGTAAGAAGCGGCCCCCTGCGAAGCCGCTCAGCGCGGTGCGGGCTCCGGCGGGTGTTTGGGCGGCGCTGTTCTCGCCCATGTTTGTTAGCCTGTTTATCTGCGACGACGACGCGCTTGACGAAGTGGCGATTGAGGCGATCGAGATGGCTGGCGAGGTCAGTCGGCGGGAGAACGTATCAACGCACGTCGCCGGGGACGTGATCACCCTCGGCGCGTACGAGAAGCGCACTTCGGATATGTTCCCTGCTGAGACGTTCTGTGAGCGCATCCGACTGGCGCGGCGTTTGGGGATCATGGACCGGCTGGGCGAACTGTCGAGCCGGGTAGCCCCTTTCGATCCAGACGCCACATTCAGGATTGCGGCGCATGAACTTGCGTTCGGTGATATGGTTTAAACACGAGGTGCGAACATGACGGTAAAATCGAAATACAGCCCTGAGCTTGTGGACCTGATTATAGAGCGGGTCGCGTCGGGAACCTTGCTGGCAAAGGTGCTGCGCATGCCTGATGTCGATATTGAGGCGTCCACGTTCAACCGCTGGAAAGCGCAGCACGGGTTTGCCGACCGGCTCGAGGAGGCGCGCTTACACGGTTATGACGTTATCGCCTCTGACAGTCTCGATATCATCGACGGTCTAAAGCCGGTTGACGGCGTGCCAAATGAAACGTCCCGCGACACGGCGCGGGCGAACCACCGGCTTAAGCTGCTCTCGAGGTTCGATCCGGCGCGGTATGGCGAGCGGGTGCAACATGCGGGAGCGGACGGGGGCAAGTTGGAGGCAAGCCCCTTGGTGCTGGAAGTTATGGCCATGCTGAGGCCCCAGGTGGCCCAGGAGGCCCCTGTTAGCGTCACCGCGCTACCTTTTTACCCGGAAGGGTCTAATGGCCTTCCTGAGCCTTCCTAGGGGCTAGTTGTCCCGGCATAGCAAAAGGGCCCCACGGTTTCCCGTAGGGCCCTTGGCCGTTGGGGACGGGTAACCGCGCTAGAGTATGCCGCGCAGCGCTTCGCGCACGCATGTCAGATTGTACTTCGCGCCGTCTGGCGTGCGCTCTCCTTGCAGCGATTGCGCCAATTTCACCGCGCCCACGCCTATCCCGTATTGCTTCACAAGCAACACGGCGAAACGATACAGGCTTTCATCGTTGTTGATCCAGAGTGACACGTTCCACGCGTTCCAGCTGCGGTGTCCGTTGTAGGTGTTCATGGTGTCAGGTCTCCATTGTGCGGGCCAACCCCGCACGGCCTTAGCCGGGCCACCCGTTAGGGCTCCCGGCGCGGGCCGCTAGGGGCGGCTAAGGGGCGCGTTTACACGCGCTAGGCGGCTATCGCGTAGTCCTCCCCTTCCGCTTCGCTTTCGACGCCTTCGCACGTCATGCGCTCCGAACACGCGCCGCAAAATGGCAACCCGGCGTTCGCCCATTTGGCTGTTAGCCGGACGGTGTAGCCGCAAGCGCACTCGGCCTTAAGCATCCGCGTCCCTTGCTTTTTCTTGCCCGTCTCGCCCGCCGTCAGGGTGCTGTGCGGGTAGTCGCCAAGGGCGGCGAGCACCGGCCCGGCCCATGCGCGCCACGCGTCACCGGCCACCGTGGCGGTCACCTTGCCCTCAAGGCCTAGCGCCCGGACCAGATCGGCGAAGGGCCGCTTGTGGCCAACCCCGGCGTCAAGCGCGGCATGTGCCAATTCATGCGTCAGAACGGCGGCGACGGCCTCCGCGTCGGGCAAGCCCGCGCCCGTCGAAATGATGATGGACCGGACGCCGTCGGAGGCCGCCGACGGGTGGTAGCACTCTCCGATAACCTTAGACGCGGCGCGAGCCCCGCCGGAGGTCCAACCCACGCCGATGCGGAGCGTGTCGGGCAAGGGCCGCCCGGCGTCGGCGAAGTGAGGCCGGGCCGCGTCGGCGAAGGCGTGGAGCCATGTTTCGCGGTTGGCATGGGGCGGCGGCGATAGCAGGGCTATTACGGCGGCGGACCATTCCGGGAGGCGGGCCGGGTAGTCGCTGGCGATAAAGGCGGCAAGGGCGGCGGCGGGCGAACCTAGGGCGGCGATTGCGTCGGCGGCATAGTCGGCGGGGGAAGCGGCAAGTTTGCGAGCCATTCTCAAGTCTCCGTTTCAGGGGCGGCGCGCCCCCGGTGAGAGCCTTGTCGCATGGGTTTACACGCGGCGCAACCCTTTAGGTGCAAGGGGCAGGGCAAGGGCGCGCCGGACTAATGGCCAAGGGCTAAAGGGCGCGCTACCGTCCGCCTGCTCCAAGCCCCGCGCCCGCGCGTGGCCCGCGCGAGGCTTTATAATATGGGCGCGCGTGCGTCACGCGCATTAGGTTGCATTAAGTGTATAACGCAACCTCTAGGTTGCATTTGCGAACGATTACCAAATCAACGCTAAGGCCGTTTTTTGGCCCGTACGGAGGCCTTTGTTTTTGGGGTCTACCGCATATGGAAAAGGCCTTTCGCCCGCATGGGTGCAGCAGAGGGGCTTACAGAGGCATGTGGCTTTTATGCAACACTAAGTATACACAGGCCCGCGTTGAGTAATGTATACTAGCGATTTACTTAAAGCTCTGCGCTGCGGGCACTTGGCGCGCTTCTAGTCTTCCCGTTACTTGCGCGTTGCTTGGCGCGTTGCTTGCGCTCTACAGTAAAGCGGAAACGAACGGCGTTCGGCGACCAGCGTTAGGCCATAGGGGGAGGGCCCCCCACCCCCGCCTTTTGCCGCCTGAATAAAAATTTGCATGCACTACGCCCAAATTTTTTGCAAAATCCACGTTAGATGCACCCTGTTAGGTGCCTACCAGTCAGGTGCAACGCAACAACAGTTGCAGTGCGTAACGCAGCGGCCTACGTAGGTGGCGTTAACTCGCAAGGATGCGCCTGTTCGCATGCTCCCGTTCAAGAAACTCACCGAGGTCCAGAAGGCTGTTCTGTTCGACGCAATAGTGACGAGACAGCTGCCGCTGGAGAAGATCGCCGCACTTAAGTGGCAGATGCAATGGGCTTCAACGGCGCGGGAGAAACAGGAGCCGCCCGAAGGCGAGTGGACGGAATGGGGGCTCTTGGCCGGACGGGGGTTCGGAAAGACGCTCACTGGCGCTCAGTGGATGGCGCATGAAGCGTATTACGATCCCCAAGCCTTCCCTTCCTTTGTTATCGCCCCCACGCTTAACGACGTGCGCCATACGTGCTTCGAAGGACCCGCCGGGCTCCTACATATCCTGCCGCCGGAACTGATCCTGGACTACAACAAGACCAACCTGATTATCACAATGCTGACCGAGAGCGGGAAACCCGCCACGATCCGTGGGTTCTCGGCAGAGGAGCCGGAGCGACTGCGGGGGCCACAGGCATCCCGCCTCTGGTGCGATGAATTGGCGGCGTGGACGAAGGGCGAAGAGACCTGGGACATGGCCATGATGGGCTTGCGTCTCGGTCCCAGGCCGCAAGTGGTGTGGACGACAACGCCAAAGCCCAAGGACTTGGTGCGAAAGCTGGTCGCGCCGAAGGCGGGGCGCGTGATCACCAAGGGCTCGACATCGGAGAACCGGGCACACCTGCCCACGTCGTTCTTTGAGCAGCTGAAGCAGTACGAGGGCACCCAGCTTGGGCGCCAGGAGCTTGAGGGCGAGCTTATCGACGCGGAAGAGGGCGGCATCATAGCGCGCTCATGGTTCCGGCTCTGGCCCGCCAAGCGCGTGCTGCCGTCGTTCGACTGGATCATCATGTCGCTCGACACGGCGTTCACCGAGAAGACGTTGGACAAGCGCACCCATACGGCTGACTCGACGGCTTGCACCGTGTGGGGCGTATTCTGGCACGAGGACAAGCGTCAGGTGATGCTGCTGGACTGCTGGGACGACCAGCTGGGGCTGCCGAACTTGATGGCGCGGGTGAAGAAGGAAATGAACGTCGCGTACGGCGACGACCAGGACCGGGCGGTGATCAAGCCATTGATCGGGTCGTCGAAGATGGCGACGAGCGGACGCAAGCCGGACATCTTGCTGATCGAGGACAAGGGCAGCGGCATCTCTTTGCGGCAGATGCTCGATCGCGAGGGCATAACGGCATACGCCTACAACCCCGGTCGAGCGGACAAGTTGTCACGGCTGCACATGGTGTCGCATGTCTTTGCGCGAAAACAGGTGTGGCTACCGGAGAGTGAACGGCTGGCGGGTCGACCGAAGACGTGGGTCGAGCCTATGCTGGCGCAACTGTGCTCGTTCAGCGGAAGCGGGTCGATCAAGCATGATGATTATGTCGACAGCTGCACTCAGGCTATTCGGCTGTGCATGGACAAAGGCTTACTGGAAGGAAAGCCGCCAAGGAAAAAGGGCGAGGAGGAGTACGTCCCCTACAACAAGCCCATCGTCAATCCTTACGGAGTGTGAGTTTGCCCGTTTACACGCCTGATGTTATCAATGCCGCCTCCCCGCCAAAGGACCGCGCCTGATGGAAGACGAAGAGTTGCTCGACGACGCGGGTCCGCTGTACGGCGATGAGGATGTCATCGATACCGAAGACGGCGGCGCGATTGTTCTCATGGAGGACACGGAGCGTAAGCCGGGCGATAGCGAGTTCTATGATAATCTGGCTGAAGTGCTGCCGGAAGGCGACCTTAAGCGGCTGGCGACGACGTATCTGGAACTGATCGGTCGGGACAAGGAGGCGCGCAAGAAGCGCGACGAGCAGTACGAGGAGGGCATCCGTCGTACGGGGCTTGGGGACGACGCGCCGGGCGGCGCGCAGTTCCAGGGGGCGTCTCGGGTCGTGCATCCGATGCTGACGGAAGTCTGCGTGGACTTCTCGTCGCGAGCGATCAAGGAGCTTCTGCCCGCCGACGGGCCGGTCAAGACCCACATTGTGGGCGAGGCTACGCGCGAGCGGACCGACAAGGCGTGGCGCAAGGCCACGTTCATGAACTGGCAGCTGACGACGCAGTCGCAGGAGTTCCGGGGCGAGCTTGAGCAGCTTCTGACCCAGGTGCCGCTGGGCGGCGTGCAGTACATGAAGGTGACGTGGGACGAGAAGCGCAATCGTCCAAACTTCATGTTCGTGCCGATTGACGACGTGTACCTGCCGTACGCCGCGACAAATTTCTACACGGCGCAACGCAAGACGCATGTGCAGTACCTGACGACGCTGGACTACCAGCAGCGTGTCGACAGCGGCATGTACCGCGACGTGGACCTGATCTCGCCGGGGCAAGCGCCCGAAGGATCAGACGCCGAGCAGGCGAACAACAAGGTCGAGGGGCGCGAGGAGACCTCCTACAACGAGGACGGCCTGCGCACGGTGTACGAGATTTACACGTACGCCGAGATCGAGGACGACATCGGCGCTGCGCCGTACATCGTGACTGTCGACAAGAGCACGTCGCAAGTGCTGTCGATCTATCGGAACTGGTCTGAAGACGACGAGACGTACGAAGCGCTGCAGTGGATGGTCGAGTTCCCGTTCGTGCCGTGGCGCGGGGCGTACCCGATCGGCATCACGCACATGATCGGTGGCCTGTCGGCGGCGTCGACGGGGGCGCTGCGGGCGCTTCTGGACGCGGCGCACATCTCCAACTCGCAGACCATGCTGAAGTTGAAGGGTGGGTCGCGTGGCGGCCAGTCGCTCAACATCCAGCCGACGCAGGTGGAGGAGATCGAAGGCGGTCTGAACGTCGACGACGTGCGCAAGATCGCTATGCCGCTGCCGTTCAACCCGCCGTCGCAGGTGCTGTTCCAGCTGCTGGGGTTCCTGGTGGACTCCGGCAAGGGCGTCGTACGCACCACGCTCGACGACATGAGCGACACGAACCAGAACGTGCCGGTTGGCACGACGCTGGCAAAGATCGAGCAGGGCATGGTGGTGTTTAGCGCGATCCATGCGCGTCTGCACAACGCGATGGGCCACCTGCTGCGCATCATGCATCGTCTGAATGGGATGTACCTGGACGACGATATGGAGGCCGACGAGACGGGCTCCGTCATTGCAACGCGCAACGACTTTGAAGGGCCGATGGACGTGGTCCCGGTGTCGGACCCGAACATCTTCAGCGAGGCCCAGCGGTTTGCGCAGGTGCAGGCAGTGGCGCAGCGCGCGTCTCTGCTGCCGCAGCTGTACAACGTCCGCGAAGTCGAGGAGATGCTGCTGCGGACGCTGAAAATTCCGCAGTACAAGACGCTCCTGAACCCGCCGGTTGAGCCGCAGCACCAGAACGCCGTGGCCGAGAACGTGACGGCGTCGTTGGGCAAGCCGATCGTGGCGTTCCCCGAGCAAGACCACATCGCGCACATCAAGACGCACCTGGGCTATCTGATGTCGCCCGTGCTCGGCATGAGCAAGCTGATCGCACCGTCGTTCATTCCAGGGATGCTGAACCATCTGAAAGAGCACATCGCCATGTGGTACGCCTCGCAGGTGTACGCTCTGGGGACGCAGGCGGCGGGCGTGGACCTGGGCGATATGGCGCGGCAGGCGGCAGCTTCGGACAACGACGACGCCAAGCGCGAGTTCGACCGCGTGCTGGCTGAAGCCTCGCAGACCATCACCGAGCGCTCCGCCCAAGCGCTTCAGTTGCTGCCGCCGGTTATTGAGCAGGCTATGCAGCTGATGCAGCAGCTGGCTCCGCAGCCGCCGATAGACCCGAGCGTGGCGGTCGCGCAGGCCGAGACCAACCGACGGGCACAGGCGGATCAGGCGAAATCTCAGGTCGATATGGCGCGGCTGCAGATGGAGCAGCAGCGCGGGTCCGCTGAGGCGCAGGTTCGGGCGGCGCAGCTGCAAGCCGACCAGAACAAGGTTCTCATGGACGCGCGGCTGTCCGACGCGCAGCACGCGCAGGCGCTGCAGGTCGCCCAACTGCGCGAGCAGCATGCCGACGCCCGTGCTGCGGCGCAGGACCAGACCAAGCTTTCGATCAACGCCGCCGACAACCGCACCGCTGAGGAGATCGCGGCGGCGCAGATCGAGGCGGGCAAAGGCACGCACCTCTCTACTGGCACCGGCATCCACCCACAGGAGTAAGACATGACCCCCGCGCAAGACACCAAAGGCAAGCCCGTTCCGGCTGACGCTATTCGGCAGCACAAGAAGCTTGCGATGGGCAAGCCCGTCGATACGGGCGGCAAGATGGGCCAGGGCGCGTCAAAGCCGATGAAATGGTGAGGATCGAGGCGCTGTTGAGGCTCCTGGAGGAAGAGCAAGTGAACCTTGCTAAGGAGGCGCTTCAACACCCCCAAGGCCGAGACATGTTCGACTACGGGCGTGCCGTAGGCCTCTACGCCGGGCTTACACACGCACGAGACCTGATCATCAACCTCGTGGCCGAGCGAGAACGGAAAGATTTTGATTTGTAACAAGCATGGGGAGCACACATGCAGGAGATTGGTAACAAGATTGAGTTTGAGTACGGAACCCTCGACGAGGCGTTCCCGCCCTGCGATCCGGGCGTTCAGCCGTTTGGTTCGCGCGTCATGGTTCAGGTTCGCACGCCTAAGAAAAAGACCAAGGGCGGCATCATCCTGACCAGCGATGTACGCGAAACCGAACTGTGGAACACGCAAGTGGCCAAGGTTCTTGGCATGGGATCGCTGGCGTTCAAGAACCGCAACACGATGGAGCAATGGCCCGAAGGCTCGTGGTGCGCGGTAGGGGATTATGTTCGGGTGCCGCGTTACGGCGGCGACAAGTGGACGGTGAAGACCGCCGATGGCGACGAAGCCATCATCATCATCTTCAACGACCTCGACCTAGTGGGCAAGGTAGTCGGCGATCCGCTGGCTATCCGTGCCTTCCTATAAGGCTGCAAAGGAGAGCCGGTCATGGCAGGCAATGAACTGATTGAGAACGACGAAGACGAGGATGTCGTCGACGCCGCGCCGGAAGAGGGTGGGGAAGACGAGGAGCACGAGGACGCGCGCTTCTCCGAAGCCGACGACGGCGATGAACCGGAAGAAGAGGCTGGCGAAAGTCCGAAGCGCAAGAAGCGTCTGAAGCGGCGTCAGGTTCAGAAGATTGCGAAAGAGGCTGCGCAGCGCGAGCTTCAGCTGCTTCGCGAACAAAATGAACTGATGGCGAAGCGGTTGGCGGCTGTGGAGGGCAACACCCTTCAGCAGAACATCGTCAACATCGACCAGCGTCTCAACGAAACCGCATCCGAGATTCAGCAGGCCGAGAACATCATGGCCCGCGCGATTGAGGCGGGCAATGGCGCGGATGTTGCGGCGGCGCTTCGTCTTCGCGATGACGCCCAAAAGCGGTTTCAGCTGCTTAACGAGGCCAAGCATCAAGTCGAGCGCGCCCAGACTGCCCCCGATACCACGGTGGCGACGTACGCGAAGCAGTGGATGGACGCTAACCCCTGGTACAACCCAAAGGGCGTTGACGAAGCGAGCATTGCTACGAAAGCCATCGACGCCCGTCTGACAGCGGAGGGTTATGACCCCCGTTCGCTGGCGTACTGGACTGAACTGACGAGCCGGGTCTCCGCGCGTCTTGGTAAGGATGAAACGGTGAAGAAGTCCGAAAAGAAGAAGGCCCCGCCTATGGGCGGTACTCGTGAGCACGCCCCCCAATCTACCAAGAAAGAAGTGAGCGTGACACCTGAAAGAAAGCAGGCTATGATGGACGCTGGTATCTGGGATGACCCGGTTCGACGGGCAAAACAGATCAAGGCGTATCAAGCCTACGACCGTAACTCGGCACGCTGAAAGGAGTGAGCCAGATGGAAGTAGATGAACGCCTTAAGAAGGAACTGGGTGCTAGTCGGCGCTCCCGCGCTATGGAAGACCGCGAGGTCACTGAGCGACGGGATATCAGCGAAGACGACAGGCTGCGGATGTTCCAACAGCAACTATTCAACGACGCACTACCGGATTTGCCGGATATCCCCGGCTATCACGTGTGTTGGCTTACTACGACGAATCCCCGAGACAGCATCCATCGCCGGATGCAACTCGGGTACGAGCCGATCAAGGCGGAAGAGGTTCCTGGCATGGAATATGCCACGGCCAAAACCGGCGAATGGATCGGCTTCGTTGCGGTAAACGAGATGCTCGCGTTTAAGCTGCCCTTGTCCCTCTACCAGAGGTACATGCAGGAGGCTCACCACGACGCTCCCGCCCGCGAAGAGGGTAAGCTGGCTGACACCGCTGAGTTCCTGCGCGAGCAAGCTGAGCGGTCGGGAAGCACGATGTACGAGGGGGACGGTATTTCGGACCTGCGCCGTGGCAACCCCGCCCAGGGAATTTTTTCTTAGGCGGAACCCCGCAACCAACTCGGATGAGGTAAGACAATGTCTACGTCTTCTGCCCCGTTCGGTCTGCAGCCCGCGTACTCGCCCAGCGGTGTGGTTCGTCCCACCGCCTTCACGATCGCGTCGGGTTACACCTCGAACATCTACGGCAACCAGCCCGTCAAGATTAACAGTTCTGACGGCACTCTGGTGGCTGCCGCCATCGGTGACGCGATCATCGGCTCCTTCCAGGGCGTCGAGTTCACTGACACCGACGGTCGTCGTCGCGTTTCCAACAAGTGGACCGCCTCGACCTCGGCCACCGACATCGTTGCTTATGCTACGCTCGACCCGACCCTGGTGTACAACATCCAGGCGAACGGTCCTGTTGCGCAGAGCAACCTTGGGAACCAAGCGAACTTCACGACTGTCACCGCTGGCAACAGCACCGTCGGTTACAGCCAAGTGATGCTTGACACCGCCACCCTGACGAACTCCGGCAACGCGACGATGCGCATTATCGGCATCACGCCCGGCCCGGACAACACTTGGGGCGACAATTACACCATCGTTCAGGTTCAGGTTTCTGAGCACCAGAACGTGGCCAACATTGCTGCGTACTAGGGAGGGCTTGAGCAATGGCTACGCCTATGCGTTCAACGGACTTCAGGTCCATTGTAGAGCCGATCCTGAACGAAGAGTTCAACGGCATTTACGAACAGCGCGCCGACGAGTGGGCTCAGGTCTTCCGGGAGTTCCAGGGTATCCCCCGGAACTACCACGAAGAGCCGGTCCTGTTCGGCTTCGGGGCTGCTCCTGAGCTGCCGGATGGCATGCCCGTGACCTACCAGTCGGGCGGCGTGCTGTTCATTCAGCGCTACGTCTACAAGGTCTACGGTCTCGCCTTCGCGCTGACCAAGGTCCTGGTGGAAGACGGCGATCACATCCGCATCGGTCAGACCTATGCGCGTCACCTCGCCCAGTCGCTGATCGAAACCAAGGAAACCCTTGGCGCCAACGTCCTGAACCGCGCTTTCAACGCCTCTTATCCGGGCGGCGATGGCGTGGCTCTCGTGGCGACGAACCACCCGATTGTCACCGGCACCCTGTCCAACCAGCTGTCGACTGCGGCCAACCTGTCGCAGACCTCGCTGGAGCAGATGCTTGTCCAAATCCGTCAGGCCCAGGACAACAACGGCAAGCGCATCCGACTGACCCCGACCAAACTGGTCGTGTCGCCGTCAAACGTGTTCCAAGCCGAAGTGCTGCTGAAGTCGGTCCTCCGCGCTGGCACCGCAAACAACGACATCAACCCGGTGAAGAGCATGGGCCTGCTGGCTGGCGGTCAAGCCAACCTGTCGCGTCTGACCTCGAACACCGCTTGGTGGGTTGAGACCGATGCGCCGGAAGGCCTGAAGCTCGCCAAGCGCCGTGGTCTAGAAAAGAGCATGGAAGGCGACTTCGAGACGGACAGCATGCGCTATAAGTCCACTGAACGCTATGCGTTTGGATGGACGGACTGGCGCGGTGTCTACGGCACCCAGGGCATCTAACCGCAACGGGCCGGGAGTTTTCTCCCGGCCCACCGCTAACAGGAGGCCCGGATGGGTAACATCTCGAACACCCGCTTTCCCTACGGGCTTACCAACGTCAGCGAGACCAACCTCTTCGCTGATCTGGTGCAGCCCGATCAAACCCTGTTCCACGAGTACTGGAACGACTTCAACACGTACGCTTCCGCCGACTGGACCGTCACCGCGACGGGCTCCACGACGCAAGCGCTTACGGCTGGCGACGGCGGCCTGCTGCTGATCACCAACTCGGCTTCGAACAACGATGTCTGCTCGGTTCAAAAGAACCCGGCGGCCTTCGCGTTCACGGCGGGCAAGAAGGCGTTCTATCGCGCTCGGTTCCAGGTCAACGACGCCACCGCCTCGACGGTGATCGTCGGCGTGCAGAACACCAACACCGATCCGACGACCGCTACCGACGGGATTTACTTCTCGAAGGCGGCGGCTTCGACCTCGGTGTCGCTCATCTCGCGCCTGAACACCACTACCGGCTCCAAGACTGTGTCGAGCGTGGCCACTATGGCTAACGCCACGTACATCGAACTGGGCTGGTACTGGGACGGCAATAGCGTCCTGGCCTACGAGGTCAACGGCAATGTCGTCGGCTCGATCAACCCGTCCACGGGTTACATCCCGGACACCGTCGTCACCCCGACGTTCTACATCAAGAACGGCGCGGCGGCGGCCAAGACGATGACGGTCGACTACGTGTTCTTCGCCACCGAGCGATAGCGTGTTATAGGCTAGGGGCCGCGTTTAAATGCGGCCCCTAGTTCTCTTCAAAGGGCACATAGATGGCCGACGTTGTCACTTCTCAGACTGTTTTTGATGGTGACCGCATCGCCATCATGAAGTTCACCAACGTGTCCGATGGCACGGGTGAAAGCGCGGTGATCAAGGTCACCCCCTCCAATCTCGCCAAGAACACTTTCGGGCTGGCGTGCAACGCCGTCAGCCTCGCGAAAATCCACGTCTCGATCAACGGGATGTCGGTGAACATTCTGTGGGGCGGCGCGTCCGCCGACACCCCCGCGTTCATCGCGGCTCCCGGTGTTTACACGTTCGACTTCACGCACCTTGCGCTGCCGGACAACGCCACGTCGCCGACGGGAACGATCAAGTTCACCACAATCGGCGCTGGAGCCAACAAGACGTACACCATCGTTCTGGAGATGGTTAAGCACTACACCCCTAACTACGGGACCTGATACCGGTGTTTGATCTGTCCTTCGGCCAGCAAGCGGCTGACATAAACGAACAGATCATGTCGGTGTTGCGCGGTATTCAAGCCGGGCAGCTTTTTGCTTCGCCTCCCGCCGCTGGCCCCGCGCCTTCCGCGCCGCCATCTCCAATGGGCGCGCCGCCATCTCCAATGGGCGCTCCGCCGCCTCCGATGGGCGCTCCGTCGCCGCTAGGCGCTCCCGTGGTTCCGGGCATGCCGCAAAGCGGCTTGTCGGTCGGCAACAAGGCGCTGGGTCCGCCCGCGCTTCTGCCGCCGCCTGGGGGACCGCTGCTTGCCAAGCCGC